ATGGCTGCCGAAAAGATGCCTTCGGGCAAGACCCGCGGGGCGCACAAGGCGCCCCTTCGGGAAGAACATCCCAGCCTCGGCTGGCAAGAGTTCTTCCAGAGCCTCGCCACCGAGCGATCCCCGGACCGTCGGCCTGCGCTGCCGCATGGGATCCAGGAGTAGGCATTCCCGGTGAGGCGGCTGAGCGCGATATGGCTCCACGTTGAGCCGATCGGCGTTCGTCGGATGACTTACCGGGAGGTGGAGCGGCAGGGGGAAATTCCTGCCGTTTCGCTTTTTCGAAGGCGCCCTGCGCTTGCATGGGCAGATCAATGTGCGCACTCTGTGATGCGCCGGAAATGTCTGCCCTGCGGCGGGCGCGACGGTGTCGCGCTACACCTCGGACGTCGCCTCGCATGGGCCCCGCTACCTTTGCGACGGTGCGCATGAACGCCGGCTTCGGACAGGGCGAGTCGGTGCCTCGCGTCGGGTCTGACCGGCAGCTTAGGGCCGAGAGCGTTTTCAGTATCGACGCAGATCAAGTGTATCGATCCAGAGGTGTCTAACTCGCGATGATCAGCTCGCTCCTCACCGGCGCCCGGTCGGTCTTGTCGCCGATCGTGTAGCTCACCTTCGCCTCTTCGAGCGTCGCCCAGGAGAACAGCTCGCGGATCTCGGGCACGTCGTTGATCGACAGGATGAAGCGCCCTTTGAGCCCTTTCAGGGCCTCCACCATGCGCGCAAAATCGTCTCGGCTGAACATCGCCTTGCCGTAGTCGTCCTCGCAGCCCCAGTAGGGCGGATCGAGGTAGAAGAGCGTGCCTGGGCCGTCATAGCGCACGATGCACTCGGCCCAGTCCAAGCACTCGATCACCACGCCGGCAAGTCGCGTGTGCAGATCTTCTAGCATCGGCTCGAGCGTGGTGAGGTTGAAACGGCCCGGGCGATCCTTCGAGACGCCGAAATTCCGCCCGCTCACCTTGCCGCCGAAGGCAGTGCGCTGGAGATAGAGGAAGCGGGCGGCACGCTCGAGGTCGGTGAGCGTGTCGGGATTGGTCTCGACCAGGCGGTTGAACTCGGTGCGCGTGGTAAGCTGAAAGCGCAGAACCTCGAGAAACTGCGGGTAATGGCGCTGCAGGATGCGAAACAGGTTCGACACGTCGCGGCCACGATCGTTGATCACCTCGCAGCGCGGCCGGCGCGAGCGGCGCAGGAAAATGCCCCCCATGCCCACGAACGGCTCGCAATAGGTGGCGCAGTCGATGGCGTCGATCTTGGCGCACAGGCGTTTGGCCAGGTTGCGTTTTCCGCCCAGCCAGGGGGCGACCGGAGAAATGGGATCGACGTTCATGGGGGCTCCTGCTTGCAACGTGAACATAGCATGAACCTTGACGGCAGTCACGAGCCCGGAAGTGCGCGCAAGAAGGTTGCGCGGATGGCATGAAGAGAGCAATGCCGGAGGACTTCAAATGCGGCCGGTGTGCTCCATCTGTCCATAAGAAAAGGAGAAAATGCCATGACCGACGACCACGCCCTGGAACAGATCGCCCGCGAGGTGCTCTTCGTCGAGACGCTCGAGACCAGAAACTCCGACGGGCTGGATTTTCACGATGTGGCGGTCTGGCAGATCAAGGAAGCGCTCAAGCGCGCCTTCGAGGCCGGGCAACAGGCGAACGGATCAACTATCGACTAACATTGCCACCGGGCCGCTCGCATTGCGTCAATCAAGCAGGATCCCAAGATCCTTGCATATGCGAACAGCAGATGCCCTCGCCGTCTCCGAACCTCCGATAAAGGTGAAGAACTGCCCTTCTCCCTCGGTTTGCCGCGCGACGAACGGTGTTCTGCCGACGTATCCGCCGAACGAGTTCTTCGCATTCACGAGACCACAAACGACAAGCCTTCCATTGGCTGGGTCATGCGCCGCTCGGATCTGCTCAAATCGCGCGCTCGAGGGATCGATCAGCTTCGCCTCCACTGATCTAACTACGGCGGAACTGGTCGCGTCATCCAACGTCATGCCTGCTTCGTCAGCTATCGCGGAATTTGAAATGAACGCACCGAATCCAAGAAATGCAAAAATAATCAATACCCTAAACATATTTATCTCACTGTATGGCCCCACCAGACCACCTTCCCAATCACGGTGATTTCGGCGGGCGAGACGAATTGGGGAGCATATTCCGGGTTGTCAGAAATCAGAACCAGCTGTTCTTCTGTCGGTCTCTCGATACGCTTAACCCGTGCCTTGCCGTCCTCAAGCAACGCGTAGACAGGGCTGCGCTGACGGCTTTCTGTCGCCCTAGCGCGCACCGGAACCTCGATGCGGGAGCGGTCGATCATCACCATATCGCCGTCCCAGATCGAGGGCTGCATGCTCTCGCCATCGACGCGGGCGAGCGCGGCATTGCCGGGCGCGACGCCGACGCGGCGCAGCCAGTCGCGGCGGAAGGCGAGATAATCGACGATCTCTTCGTTCCCGTTCTCGCGACCGTCGCCTGCGGCGAGCAGAGCGGCATGCAGTGGGATCTTGGCGAAGTCTTCTGGGTCAGCAGACGGCGGTGCGGAGGCGGGATCTGTGTCGCGCGGGGCGCCGAAGTAGCATTCTAGTCCAAGGACATCTGCAAGCTTCTCAAGGGCCTGAAAATTATATCGTTTATCATCAGACCTCGATGACCGCATGTTCTTTATTAGGGCATAGTTCCCCACGGCCATCTTCGATGCCGCTGCATCTGAAAGCCCTTTGCGCTTCAGCGCCTCATCTATCACAGCGAGAATCGGATCCATCTTGGCAGGTTAGCCAGCTTTGGCTAAATCGTAAATACTTAGCCATATTGGTCTTGTAAATCATCGCCCAATATGGCTAATCTTTGGCATGGACCAGAGAACCGCACTCATCACCCTCGCTCAGACGCTGGCCGCTCATCAGGGCGTGACCCATTACGCAATCTCGATGCGCGCCCTGGGCAAGGGCGACTTCTTCAAGAAGCTGATCGACGGCGGGGACTGCCGCACTACGACCGCGGCGCGCATCGTCGCCTGGTGCGCTCAGAACTGGCCCGCCGACCTCGAATGGCCGCATGACATTCCGCGTCCCGTTGCCCCCAACAAAGGGCGGGCCGCGTGATGACCAACCTCCCCTTCGAACACCGCGCCACCAAGGCCACCACTCAAGATGACGGGTGGCGCGGGCGGCTCCGGAGCCTCCTCCTCTCCCTGCTCCGGAGCCTGCAATCTTTCAACGAATGGCTCGACGACAGCTGGCTCGGTGCGGCCTTGGGCGCGCTGATCATCCTCGCCTTCATGGTTGCCATTCCCGTTCTTCTGCCCGTCGCTTTCGAGGTGCTGAAATGACCGATCTGCTGGATGAGACCCTCACGCCCTGGGAGCGCATGGCAGAGATACGCCGCCTCGTGCGCGAGACCGCGGCGCTGGCGGAAGAGGCGGGCCGCGCGCAGGTCGCGGCGGATGAGGCCGCTGAAGGCTCGCCCGCGATGTGGTTCCACCTCGACAGGTCTGATGCAGCCTGGAAAGAGCACGATGCGCTGGTGACCGATCTGCTGGAGCACCTGAACCGCGCCGAGGCGCGCGGGGAGCTGGGCGAATGCGAGGGGATGCTCTCGATCAGCTATGCGGGGCGGGCGTGATGGGTCACCGCGTCGATGCAAAACGCAGCGGACCGCGGGTGACGCGCGGGCTGAACAGTACCTTCGCGTTCGAAGTGGTGGGCCTTGATGGGGCTTCGCCGGCGTTCCGCACCCGCGCGGAGGCGGAGGAGTGGCTGCGCAAACATCTGGCAGCGCAGCCCGCATCGACAGGGCCGCGCAAGCGCCCGTGCCTCTGCTGCGGCCGAGAGTTTACCTCGGAGGGTCCGCACAACCGCATGTGCACCAGCTGCCGCGGGCGGAGCCTGTGGCTTGGCGACGACGTGCGACCGAGCGTGCCGCGGCAGAGCGGGAGGGGCTGATGGCAACGCTGATGCAGATGAACCGCGTGGCCGTGGCCGAGGTCGATGCCTCTGCGCGGTTGCGGCCGATCTCGGAAGCCGGCGTCGAGAGCCTGATTGCCTCGATCACCGAGACCGGTGTGATGAAGGACGCGATCCATGTGCGCAAGCGCAAGGACGGGCAGTTGCAGCTGATCGCCGGGGGGCATCGCCTTGAAGCCGCGCGGCGGCTGGGCTGGGCGGAGATCGAGGCCAAGGTCTGGACCAATGTCACCGACGACTGGGTGCGGCTGCTGGAGATCGACGACAACCTCGCTGGTGCCGAGATGAATGCGCTCGATACGGCGGTGTTCCTGGCCGAGCGCAAGGCGGTCTATGAGCGCCTGCACCCGGAGGCACGACGCGGTTTCACCGGAGGAAAGGCGCGGCATGGGCAGCTAACGGACATGATGTCCGTTAGCAGTTTTGCGGCAGCAACTGCGGAGAAATTCAGCCTGACCGAGCGCCATGTGCGCCGCATGATTGCCGCCGGATCGAATCTCAGCGCCGCGGACGTGGAGAACCTGCGTGGCGCCAAGCGCCCGGTGACGCTGAAAGACCTGACCGAGCTTGCGAAGATCGGCGAGGCCGAGGAGCGCAGCTCGGTCGTGCTGCGGCTGGCCACTGGCAACGCCAAATCTGCCGCCGAGGCCCGCCGCACGCTGCGCCTTGAACGGGAGGGTGAAGCCCCCGTGAAAGACCCCGTTGACGTGCAATATCTGGCGCTGATGAACGCCTACAGACGGGCCTCGAAGGCCGCGAAGCGTCGCTTCGTCAATGAGGTCGGCGCCGAGCTGCGCGACCTCCTTGCGGACGATACCATCAAGGGGATCGCCGCCGAATGACCCTGCATGTGCCCCGGCATCGTGAATGGTGGACCGCCGAGGAGCTGGCGGCGTCCGGCTTGCCGGATCTGCCCGCGAGCAAGCGCGGCGTGAACATGCTGGCCGAGCGCCTGGGCTGGCGCGGGCATCCGCAGTTCGCCCGCCGGCGCGTCGGGCGTGGCGGTGGATGGGAGTATTTCTGGAAGCTGTTGCCCTCGCGCGCGCAGGCGGCGCTGGTGAAGCCCGCCGTGGCTGCGGCCGCGCCTGTGCAGCGGCTCGATCGGGGCGAGGCCTGGCGCTGGTTCGACGGGCTGCCCGAGGCGGTGAAAGACAAGGCGCGCGCCCGCCTTGCGGTGATCCAGCGCGTCGAGGATCTGGCGCAGATCACCTCCAAGTTCATGGCGGTCGACGAGATCGCGCGGGCTGACGGCATTTCGCCGCGCACGATCTGGAACTGGTTCGAGGCGATCGAAGGCGTCGATCTGGCCGACCGGCTGGCCTATCTGGCGCCGAAGCACCGTGCGAGCGCGCCGAAGCGCGGACGTGCCGAGTTCGATGCGGACTTCATGAACTGGCTGAAGGCGGATTATCTGCGCCTCGAAGCACCGAGCTTCACGAGCTGCTATGACCGCGTCGTCGAGCTGTGTCAGGCGCGCGGGGTGCGGTATCTGGAGCCGCGCACGGCGCGTCGCTGGATCGAGCAGAACATCCCGCGCGTCACGATGGTGCTGGCACGCGAAGGTGAGCGCGGGCTGGCCAAGTGCTTTCCGCCGCAGATCCGGGATCGCTCGATGCTGACAGCGCTGGAGGCGGTGAATGCCGACTGCCACAAGATCGACGTGTTCGTGCAATGGCCGGGGTTCGACAAGCCGGTTCGGCCGCAAATCGCCGCGTTCCAGGATCTCTACTCGAACAAGATGCTCTCCTACCGGGTCGACCTGGACCCGAACAAGGTCGCGGTGATGCAGGCCTGGGGCGAGCTGGTCGAGACCTATGGCATCCCCCGCCACTGCCTTTTCGACAACGGCATGGAGTTTGCCAACAAATGGCTGACGGCGGGCACGCCGACACGCTTCCGCTTCAAGGTGCGTGAGGATGACGGGCTCGGCGTCTTGCCGCAGATGGGCGTGAAGGTGCATTGGGCCACGCCCGCGCACGGGCAGGCAAAGCCGGTGGAACGCGGCTTTCGCGACTGGTGCGACCGGATCGCCAAGCATCCGGCATTTGCCGGGGCCTATGTCGGAAACAACCCGCTGGCAAAGCCCGAGAACTACATGTCGCGCGCGATTCCGCTCGCCGATTTCCTTGCGATCCTAGATCAGGAGGTGGCGAAGCACAACGCGCGCCCCGGCCGGCTGACCGACAACGCCAAGGGGCGCAGCTTCGATGAGACCTTCGCCGAGAGCTATGCAGTGGCGCCGATCCGCAAGGCCACGCCGGAACAGCACCGGCTTTGGCTTATGGGCCAGGAGGTGCGCAAACTGCACAAGGGCCATGGCGCGCTGAAGCTGCATGAGAACAGTTACTGGGCCGACTGGATGAACGAGTTCGCCGGGCAAAGCGTGATGGCGCGCTTCAACCCGGAAGACCTGCACGAAGGGCTCTACATCTATTCGCTGTTCGGGGAGTTTCTGGGCTTCGCGGAGTGCCGCGAGAAGGTCGGCTTCTTCGATCTGGTCGGCGCACAGCTGCATGCCAAGACCGAACGGGCGCGCAAGAAGGCCGAGAAAGAGCTGCTGCGCGCCACCCGGCCCGTGTCTGTCGGTGAATTTGCCGCCGAGCTGGCGAAGCTGCCGCAACCTGAAACGCCGCTGATCGAGGCCAAGGTCGTGGAGTTGATGCCGGCGCGCCGCTCCCAGCCGGTGATCGAGCGGGCTTTGCCGCAGCCCGACGAGAGCGTGGAAGAGCGGCTGACCGTGTTCCGCGCCGAGTTTGGCAAGGCGCGGGATACCGAGCCCGCCGAGACCTCGGCGCGTGATCGGTTCTGGCGGGCGCTCGATATCGAGCAGCGGTCCGAGGCCGGTGAACAGATCTCTGACGAGGACGCCGAGTTCTACGGCCGCATGCAGCGGCTGCCGGAATACCGCTCGATGCGGCTCGCCTACGACCACTTCGGGGCGTCGGCGATCGGATGAGGAAACCGCCGGGAGCTGGCGGGCTCCACAGCGGTGTGACGATAGGCAAGGAGAGAATGATGGACGGAGCAGGTGAAATCAAGATGACGAGCGGCACCGTCGCGCCGATGCGCAACGTGATGCTGCTCAACGCGCTCATCCAGAGGGTGCAGAGCCGCGACGAAGACCTTCCGGGGCTTGCCTGCTTCTACGGCCCGAGCGGCTATGGAAAGAGCATGGCAGCGGTGTGGAACGCGCAGAACTTCGACAGTTACTGGGTCGAGGTGAAGTCGACCTGGACCGTGAAAAAGCTGATGGCCGCGATTTCGAAGGCGATGCGGCTGCCGCAGATCGGCACGGCAAGCGACATGATCGACCAGGCGGCCGAAGAGCTCACGAAATCGGGGCGGCCGTTGCTGATCGACGAGGCCGATCTGATGCTGAAAGACAGCATGATCGGCGCGGTGCGCGACCTTTACGAGAGCTCGCTGGGGACGATCATCCTGATCGGTGAAGAAAAGCTGCCGCAGAAGCTGCAGCGCTGGGAGCGTGTGCATAACCGCATGCTCGACTGGGTTCCCGCGCAGCCGGCGGATATTCGCGAAGTCGGATTGCTCGCGCAATTGAAGTGCCCAGGGCTCGAAATCGCCCCCGACGTGCAGCAGCTGGTGCTCGAGCGCAGCCACGCCCGCGCCCGGCGCATCGTCGTGAACCTGCACCAGATCTCCGAATTTGCGCTCAAGGAAGGCAAGCGGGTGATCACCATGGCTGACGCGCAGAAGATCACGTTCTTCAGCGGCGAGGCCCCCGCGGCTCGGAGGCTGGTCTGATGGTCGCGAAGCATATCACCGGGCGTTTGCCTGCCGATCACGCTGGCGCTGGACGTCAGGAAATCTGGCAGGCCCTGAAATCCTGCTCGGCCGAGATCACCGTGACGCGGCTTGTCGAGGCCACCGGACTGCACCGGTCGTCGGTCACCCGCTATCTCAATGCGCTGACTGCGGCGGGATACCTGGAGGCACACGAAGGCGAACCGGGTCACGCAAGCACCTGGACACTCATCCGGGACGTGGGCTTTCACGCGCCGCGGGTGCGCGCTGACGGCTCCAAGGTCAAGCAAGGCGAGATCTACGAGCAGATCTGGCGCGGCATGTACATGCTCAAGAGCTTCACCTTTCTCGACCTGATCCAGCACGCGAGCATCGAGATCGCCGAGGCGACCGCGAAAGATTACTGCAAGCGCTTGCTTGGAGCCGGTTATCTGCGGGTCGAACGCAAGGCCGATCCACACCGCGCCCGCGTGGCGAAGTATCGCCTCATCCGCCACAGCGGCCCGATGGCGCCACAGGTGCAGCGCGTGCAGCGCATTTACGACCCGAACACCGGGCTCGTGCACTATCCGGAGGCAGGCCAATGACCACGCCTCTCGATACTGCGCGCGAATGCTGGGGGGCTTCGATCCCGGATTGGGTCGAATTGCTCGCCGTCGAATGCAGCAAGGTCAGCCAGGCCAGGATCGCGCGGCAGCTCAACCGCTCGGCGGCGCTCGTCTCGGCGGTGCTGCGCAACCGCTACACCGGCGACATGGAGGCTGTCGAGGAGGTGGTCCGCGGGGTCTTCGAACGCGCGACCGTGGACTGTCCGGCAATGGAGACGATCCCGAGCAACATCTGCCGCGACTGGCAGCTGAAGGCGCGCTCGTACTCGAACGAGAACAGCGAGCGGGTGCGCATGTACCGTGCCTGCCACCGCTGCCCGCGCTTTTCGAAAGGCGGTGCATGATGGGGACCTCGTTTCTGCCGCCCGATGCGGTGCTCGCCTGTTTCACGGATATCTCGCAGGTGCCTCTGGCTGCCCTGCAATCCCCTTCCAAGTCGCGGATCATCAGCCATCATCGCCAGCGTGCGATGTGGATCCTGCGCCAGATGACTTCGATCACCATGGGAGAAATCGGGGCAATGCTGGGCGGTCGCACCGCGCCGACGATCAAGGAGGGCGTGGACCGGATCGAGGCCATGATCGGCAGCGATCGTCAGGAACGCAGGGAGCTCGAGGCGATCGTCTCGTTCATCCAGATGCTCGTCAAAGCCGAAGACAAGGCCCCTGCGGCTCCCAAGGATCCGAAGGTCGCCGCAGCACTCGGTATTCTGGCCGATCGCGCACTCTCCGATGCGGATGCCCGTTTGGCCGCGCTGTCGATCTTGCTCGCCAGCGCGGAGGTGGCCCGCCATGGCTGAGGCGCAATGGACCGATCACGAGATCCTGGAGCGCGCCGGACGCGCCCTGGGGCGGATCGATCGCGACGGGGAGCGCGGCGTCACCACGCTCTCGTCGGACGATATCTGGGCGATGGCCCTAGCGCTGGTGCGCCTCGGCCTGGTGGCGATCCCGCCCGGGGCTCCGGCGCCGGCGCAGTTGGTGATCACGGCAAACGACAAGTGAAAGGCAACGACATGGCAAAGAAGGCAAAGACCAAGACCGCGGCCAGCAACCTGCCGATCCCGCAGGACGATAGCGAGGCGCGCTCGGCGATCCGCGAGATCGGGGATCTGCAACGCCAGATCGCGCGCGCGCAGCATAGCCTGAATGACGCGATCGCGGCGTTGCAGGATGAGTTCGGCGCGCAGGTAGAGCCGCTGCGCGACCTGGTCGAGGCAAAGACGCGCGGTCTCGAGATGTTCTGCGCGACCAATCGCGATCGGCTGACGCGCGGCGGCAAGGTGAAGTTCTTCCGCTACTCGACCGGCGAGATCAGCTGGCGCAACCGCCCGGCGAAGGTGAGCCTGCGCAAGATCGAGGATGTGATCGCCACGATCAAGCGCCTCAAGCTCGACCACCAGTTCCTTCGGGTGAAGGAGGAGATCGACAAGGAGGCGATGTTGGCGGCGCGTGATCTGGCGGCGACGATTTCCGGCGTCTCGATCGGCAGCGATGGTGAGGATTTTATCGTCGAGCCGTTCGAGACCGAGCTGCCGGAGGGTGCGTGATGCGTATCAACCGCGATCCGAACGGCACGCGCCGCGAGATCCTCGCCGCGGTCGAGACCGCGCCGCGCGAGCTGAAGGTCGCCGTGTTCGAGCAGTATTGCGGGCCGGTGCGGTTTACCGGCGGCACCTACCGCGCCAGCTGCTGCCGGATCGTCGCCACCTGCACCATCGACGAAGTCTCGGCCGTGGTCTCCTGGGCTCGCAAGGCGCGGGAAGCGGAGGGCGACGCATGAGCGAACTCAATGCCAGGATGGCGCCAGAAGAACAGGTGGCCGCACGGATCAAGGAGCTCGAAGCTGAGCTGGAAGTGACTTCGGTCGAGGCGCTTAACTGGCGCGATATGCTCAGTGCGAGCGATATGATCATCAATGGCCTGATGAAGAATAACAGCGCGCTCAAGTGCGAAGTCGATCGGCTGCGCAGCCAGCTGGAGGTGTTGCGCTGATGGGCAATTCCCGCACGCTCCAGCGCATGATCCATGCCGGCTGCAAGCAGCTTGGGCTCGATGAGGACACCCGCCACGATCTGCAGCTGGTCGCCACTGGCAAGGCGAGCATGTCCGACATGACCGACGACGAGCTGAAGCGCGTCATCGAGGCGCTCAAGACGCGCGGCTTCAAACCCTTCGGAAACGGGGCTTCAAGCGGCCGTAAAGGCGGCGTGAAGCCGATGGCGCCGCGCGCCGATCTGCGCTTCGTGCATGTGCTCTGGAAGCTGCTCGGCGAGGCCGGTGTGCTGAAACGCCCTGGCCGCGATGGCCTCAATGCGTTCATTCGCTCTCGCTTCGAGGGCAAGTGGAAGTCGGTGCCGATCGACGTCGACGCGCTGCGCGATGCGGGTCAGATCAACGACGTGACGCGCGCGCTCAAGGACATGTGCCGGCGCGCCGGGGTGCAGGTGAAATGAAGCTCCATGTCACAGATTATGCGGTGCTGCGCTATCTCGAACGGCATGGCGGCTTCGATATCGAAGCGCTGCGCCGTTCAATCGCGGAACGGCTGAAGCCCGTCGCCCTGACGGGTGCCGAACGGGCGACAGTGGATGGCATGGTGTTCGTGTTCCGCGCCGATCCTGAAGGCAGAGCCGTCGTGACGGTGCTCCACCGGCTGCATTCCATCCCCCGGCAGGAGCGCCGAGATGGTTGAGCCTGCGGTTGAAAATGGCCTGTTTGCGCAGTTTCATGCATTGCGCCCCGCGGGCGGGTTCGATCTGATCATGGCCGATCCGCCGTGGGCATATCAGATGCGCTCCGAGCGGGGCTATTCGAAGAGCCCCGAGGCACATTACCAGACCATGCCGCTTGCCTGGATCAAGCAACTGCCGGTCGAAGCGCTCGCCGCGCGCGATTGCCTGTTGTGGCTGTGGCATCCGGCGCCGATGACGCCTGCCGCGCTCGATGTTGTCATGGCCTGGGGCTTTACGTTCAAGACCGCGGGGCACTGGGCCAAGGTGGGCGCCTCGGGCAAGCAGCATTTCGGGACCGGGTACATCCTGCGCAATGCAGGCGAGCCCTTTTTGATCGCCACGCGCGGCGCGCCGAAAACCACCAAGTCAGTGCGCAGCGTCGTGATTGCACCGGTGCGCGATCATAGCCGCAAACCGGACGAGGCCTATGCTGCGGCCGAGAAGCTCATGCCGAGCGCTCGCCGGATCGACCTGTTTTCGCGTCAGGCACGTCTGGGCTGGAAGGTCTGGGGCGACGAGGTCGACAAGTTTCCGGCAATCGAACACGGATCTCGGACATGCTGACGCTCGAGCAACGCTTCGACCTGCAGGAGAAGGCGCTTCTGGCGCTGCTCGACCGGGTCAGCGTTCTTGATCGCGCATTGGCCTTCGAGACCCGCCAGCGCATGGCGATGGAAGAGGCAATCCTCGCTCTCTGTGGCCTGCCGAAACGGGTCGACCAACTTGAACTCAAATCGCGCAACAACGAGCACGGCAATGACGGCAATGGATGAACCGCGGCCTCCTGCCCATGTTGCGCCCTTCGTGGAGGTGCTGGGCGTCGACCGGGCGATCGGGTTCCTTCTGCGGTTCGGTGGCGCAGAGCTTTACCTCACCACGACGCCGAAGGGCCGCTCGGCGCTTGCCCAGGAATTCGGGCTCGAGACGGCGGCGGCGCTGGCACAGGCTGCGGAACACTTGCCGCGCAGGATCCCTCTCGCGAAGGAATGGATCGCAGCCGTCTGGTCATATCGGGGCTTGCCGGACGCGGAAATCGCTCGCAGACTGCATGTCACCGATGTGACCGTGCGCACCTGGCGCAACAAGGCACCGAGGCGCGGCCAGAAAAAGCCTCGCAGCTCCGATCCCCGACAGCTCCCTCTGATCTGACCCGCAAGGTCTTGCGGCTAGATCGACCGCCCCTATCGCGCGAGTCTGCCCATGACCGGGCGCCGTTGTTGCTCCCGAAACCAGGGGCATCGACATGCAGATCAAAGCGCACAGGCTCGAGGGGGCAAACTTCACCCGGGCCTATTATACCGGCGACGAAATTACGCCCACGATCGTCGTGCTTCACGACACGGCCGGGCGGCTCGAAAAGGGCAATTCCGCGGCGTTCCTTGCCTCGAAGAACAGCGGCAAGGTGAGTGTCCACTTCGTCGTCGAGCGCGACGGGACGATCACGCAGCTCGTGCAGACGAACCACCGCGCGAACCACGCGGGTGAAAGCAGCTTCAATGGGCGCCAATACTGCAACGGGTTTTCGATCGGCATCGAGATCGTCAATCCCGGCCGCATGTCCTGGGCAAGCGCGCGGATCGCGAAGGCGTGGTGGGGCGAGCTCTTCGACGGTGCGACCTATGATGTGCGCGACGCCGAGACGCCGGAGCACGGGAAAGGCGCGTGGATGGCCTATACCGACGCGCAGATTGCGGCGGTGACGGAGCTGTTGCGCGCGCTGTTCGCCGGGATCAAGTCGCTCACCGACATCACCACGCACTGGTATGTCAGCCCCGGCCGCAAGGTCGACACGAACCCGCTGTTCCCGCTCGCTGAGGTGCGCGCAGCCGTGCTCGGCCATGATGATCCGGCCGCAGCAGAGGCAATCCAGAGCTCGGTTATGGTGGCGCCCGACAGGTATATGGCGCGCGTCGTCACCAATGGCAGCGCGCTCAACCTGCGCAGCTGGCCCAGCTTCAATCCGAATGTCATCGGCAGCATTCCCAACGGGACCGAAGTTCCCGTCCTGCGCGCAGGAATCTTCGACGGGCGCGAATGGCTGCTCGCGATCTTCGATGGCAAGCACGGCTGGATCTCGGCCGCCTACACCGCTTCGCCCACGCCCCGCACCTGACCCGAGGATCACCATGCAGTCGTTTCTCTCCGATCTCTACACCGCCATTCTGCCCACTCTGCTCGAGCTGATCGGCACCACGCTTGGCGTCGTTCTGCTGCGGCTGAGCTTCATCGCCCATGCCAAGCTCGGCCTCGATATCGAGGCGGTGCACCGCGATGCGCTGCAGATGGCGATCATGTCCGGAATCCGCGCGGCGCTGTCGCGCGGTCTCACCGGGTCCGATGCGGAGAAGGCAGCCCTTGCCCATGCAGAGACCAGCGTTCCGGACGCGATCGCGGCGCTGAAGCCGGCGACTGGCGTGCTCGCCTCGATCGCGGCGGCGAAGCTGAAGGAGGCGACAGTCTCCATGCGCAGCGACGACCTTGTATCGTCGGCCGCAGCGGCGATGAAGGCATTGGGGCGCGGCTGATGGACGGCGAAATCCTCAACATTTCGCCGGTCATCGTCTGGGTCATCGCGCTTTCGCAGCTGCTCACCTTCGGCCTCACGGTCTGGAACCTGATCTCGAGCGGCAGCAAGGCCAACGCGCGCCGCCTCGATGATCATGCCACGCGCCTGCAGAACCACAGCGAGCGCCTGACCAATCTCGAGATGGCGCTGCGGACCGGACCGACGAGCGGGGATTTCCACCAGCTCGACCTGCGCATGACCAAGCTGCAAGGCGCGATGGAGGTACTGATCGAGCGGCTCAAGCCGGTCGAGTCGATCTCCGAACGCATGCAGGAGCTGATGATCGAGCAGGCGAAGGGGACGAAATGACGATGGACATGGAGACCCTGATCCGCGAGCAGGCGCGCCTGATCGTGCTGAAGGCGCTGGCGCAGCAGGTCGACGAGACGCTGAACTCCGACCTGCTGATCCACGAGCTGCGCCCGTTCGGCATTCGCAAGTCGCGCGAATGGGTGCATGACGAACTCGCCTGGCTGCGCGAGATGGGCGCAGTCTCGATCGTCGTCGCCGGGTCGGTGATGGTCGCCACCCTCACCGAAAAGGGCCATCGCCACCTCGACCGCGAAATCGCCATCGACGGCGTGCAGCGTCCCTCGCGACCGGGAGGCTGAGATGGGCGATGCACCCCGCGGCCGGGGCCGGCTGTCTTCGATCGAATTGATGCCGTCGGAATGCGACGGCATCATTGCCTGGGCGGCTGGCGAGCTGAGCAACCGCGAGCGCACGCAGATCGACATATACGCCGAGTTCGTCGATCGCTGCGAGGCGTTGATGGCCGAACGCCGCGGCGAGCTCGAGTTCGCGATTCCGGCGTTTTCGAGCTTCAATCGCTACGCCATGAAGCAGGCCCGCCTTACCCGACGGCTCGACCAGACGCGGCAGATCGTGGCGGCACTTTCGGAGCGGCACGATCCGGCCGATGCCGACAACCTGACGATCATGGCCTCCGAGACGGTCAAGAGCCTGGTGCTGCATCTCCTGGCCGATGCCGATGAAGATACGATCAAGGCAAGTGAAGTGATGCAGCTGGCGACGGCCCTGCGCCAAGCGGCGGCGGCGCAGGGCATCAGCTCGGATCGGCGGCGCAAGGTCGAGGCCGAGCTCGCCAAGAAGGCGGAGGCCGCCGTCACCGCCGTCGCTAGGGCGAAGGGTTTGTCGACGGAGACCGTCGAGGCGATCATGAGCGAAGTTCTCGGGGTGGCGCGGTGACGATCGTGCTGCATCAGCTTGAAACCTATGTCCTCGGGCACCCTGTGCTGATCGACCATCAACTCGGTCATCTGATGGTGTCGCACGACGGCGCGATCTCCTGGGACGAGTTGCAGGCGATCAAGAACGAGGTCTGGGGCAAGGAAGCCCGGGCGATCGAGATCTATCCCCGCGGCTCAGACCTCGTGAACAGCGGGTTTTTCCGCCACCTCTGGCGCCTCGGCGACGGCGATTTCTGCCCGGACCTTCTCGGGCATCGGCCATCGAACGGCCTGCTGCTCGATGCGCTCGAAGATCGTCATCTCGCCGCCTGGGCCGAGGCCGAGGAGGTATTCGCATGATGGATAGTTGGCGCGAGGTCGAACGTGTTGGGTTGCCCCACATCGAGGCCCACAAACAAATCGGAGGGCGTCTCTATCGAGTGTTTCTCTGGCCATTCCCGGATGCGATGGTTTGGCGGCAAGGTGCTTGGCGCTTCCTCGACGGTGTCGAACGTTTCGACAGCCTGGAGGCAGGATGCGCCGCGGTTGACCGCATGCTCGCGAGGCAGGCCGTATGAACGCTCCCATCAGCGAAGAGGATTGGGCCAGGCTGCGCCGCGATGCGGTCGAGGCCATGCCAGACGTCGTCGCGAAGGTTGGGCGGACGAAGGTCTTGCTGCCCTACCAACAGACGGTGGTGGGCCTACTCGACTCCGTGCGCGATTGCTCGGCGCTCTTCGTCGAGAAATCGCGTCGCATCGGTCTGACCTGGGGCCTTGCGGCCTATGCCGTCCTGCGCGCGGCGCGCCAGCGCAAGGCGGGCGGGATGGATGTCATGTACATCTCGTACTCGCGCGAAATGACGCGGGAGTTCATCGACGCCTGCTCGATGTGGGCGCGTGCCTTCAACCAGGTGACCAGCGACGTCGAAGAGCTGCTGTTCGATCAGGGCGATGACGAGGGTGATCGCGCGATCCAGACCTTCCGGATCCGCTTCGCCTCGGGGTTCGAGCTGCTC